ATTATATTGTTATTACCATTATAGCAATAAAAAACCCTCTGTGTGAGAGGGTGTGACAGTTATTTAATCGTCATATACAAGACATTCAGGTTCATCTGGGTGCATATCACAAAAAAGTTCAAGTGCATTTGGGTCGTGATGATCTCCCGCTTCAATCTCATCGTGATGATGATCTACATACTCCTCTAATTCATGTAATTCATCAAGAGCATGTCTTTTCATTGCTTCTGATGTTTTAGGGTCAGCGATAAGTTCCTTATCGTGCTGAATGTGTTGTTCTATACTTTTCATAATGTTCTCCCTCGTTACATTATTATTTATGATTTCATCATATCATCTTCTACAACTTTTTCAACTATTGTCTGTATTTCCTTTGATGTTAGATTATTTAAGAAGTTCCATTTGGGGTCTTTCTTATCCCACTCTACTGAGAATGAACCATCTTTATTCTGACTTATTTTGAGAGAATCTTGCATTTTTTAGATTTCTTTTGTATATTTTAGCATAACTTACTTCTTCATTAGTATAAAGGTTTGGACTCTTTTTTGCAACCTTTATAATCTTCTTTGCTGCTTTTTTATCGGATAACATTGGATTGTGTTGGTTTCTTTACATAGTATTTATACCTAGTAAAAAACCCTTGACATTGTGTCAAAGGTCTGCTAGAAATTTTAAGGTGGATGTTGTTGCGGATTGATCTTATACAATTAGTACCTCCTTGCAAATACGTTTGCAAATGTGTTGGTCTTCATCACATTCGATCAGGCACTCGTAGTATTCTGCGATTAAATCTTTGTGTGGGTCAGTATTGTCATATCCCACTAATTGATTGTACGAAATTAAGTTGTGCATGTTGAACTCTATAAAAATTAACTCATAACAAAGAGTTTAGTGCATAGAATTGTTCCTTAATTCTAAAAATATTTAGACAAAAAGTGTCTGTATTTACTGATACAATGTAACAAAAATTTATGCCTACGCACTTATACCTACCGCCATTTAGCAAGTGGTTTTGCACCAATTAACTTTGCTGTCTCGATGTCATCACTCTCGTCAGGATTAGTGTGGTAAGTGACTTCCTTTAAAGTTTTAAGGTATTCTAAAACGTGTTCTCGTATCTCCATCAAGTCCTCGTAACAACCTTGATTGTATGCACAACCACGCAAATCAGCATCAGGTTTTAATACTGATTCAGTAAATAAATCCAACGCTCGTTGATATTTTTCTGCGGGTGTTTCATTCTTACCTAGTGAGTTTTGATCGTGCATCTTTCTTCTCCTTTTGAATACCCTTTTTTATGTATGTCATAGCACATTCAAAGTTCTTTGAAAAGTGTTCTACGACACCATTATGAATTATGGCAAACTTTCTACCATTTGACGGAACTGCTGCCCACATTCCATCCTTCGTCACATAACCAGTTGGTTGACCTACATTTGGGTCAAGTAAACTTGGGAACTGTGTAGGATAGAATGTCTGGTAGTTAGTTTTTCTTGGCATTAAAATGCTCTTGTAACACTTACAACAGTTGCATTTGGATTTCTTGCCAATGCCACTTGCTTTGCTTCGTTGTAGTTTGCTGCTCTCACTTCTTCTGTGAAAACTTGCCCTGCAACATATAACTTAACTCGTACTTTCATTAAAAGAATCTCCCTTTTGATGCAAATTTAACGATTGCAAATGATGACCCAATACAAAATGACATCAATGCGAGTGTCAATACAAATCCTTCAATCATTTTTCTCTCCTTTATTACCTTTTAATTATAGTATATCTAGTAGGTTAATGCAAGGCTCTTGTGACACTTCTTTTTGTGGCACATAATCTTGCACTCTCTTCTGAATTAGACTACCATAGTCTTCGTGTAGTTCACATCCAATATAATCTCGACCAAGTGACTTGGCAACCATCGCTGTAGTTCCTGATCCCATAAAAGGATCAAGAATCAAATCTCCCTCCTGACTCCCTGCCTTGATGCAAGGTTCAATTAAATCTGGTGGGTAGGTTGCGAAGTGTGCTTCCCTGTATGGTTTGTTTGTTACTGACCAGACAGATCGTTTATTTTTTGTTGGATATGATTTTGTAAGTCCGCTATGGGGTTGTAGTCCTGTTCCTTCGTTGTGGTATTTTCCGTTTGTTCTGTCTCTTGTTCCCCAATCTTTTGCGGGTTCTTTGATTGCTTCATTATCGTAGTGATATTTTCTATTTTTACTGAACAAAAATATATATTCGTGTGACTTAGTACACCTGTCTCTGACACTCTCAGGCATCGGATTTGGTTTATGCCATATAATATCTTGTCTCAGATACCATCCGTCATTTCTCATCGCAAAGGCAAAGAGCCAAGGTATTCCAATTAAATCTTTTTCTTTCAATCCATCTAATTTATTACCTCTTTTATTACATTCATCTGGTAAATCTTGTTTTGTTTTAGATACTGATTGTTTTGGATATGATTGACCTTTTCCTGGTCGATAATTATAATAACTATCTCCTAAATTAACCCACAAAGTTCCATCGTCAGTTAGAACATCCCTGACACCACGAAATACATTTACAAGACTTTCAATATATTCTTCGGGTGTTTCTTCAAGTCCTATCTGACTATCTTGTCTGATAGCACCACATTTAGGGCAAACAGTTTTGTATATTGCATCCCCTACTCCATACATTTCATCGTGATTTTTATGTCCTGTGTTGCAATTCTCAGGTTTGACTTTACTGTCTCTCCTATGATTACAATTAGGGTCGCCACCTATCCAAGTTGCAGTTCCATAATCTCTCAATCCATAGTATGGTGGGGATGTAACACAAGTTCTTGCACTCTTGGGTAGAAATGCTGATAGAGTTTTCTTACAATCTCCAAATAGAATTAAATCTTTCATTATCCAAATAAATGTATGTTGTAATGTTTACGAACTGGTTTATATTTGGGTTTAGGTTTGACCTTAACTACCTTAAGGATTCTTAATAGTGTTTCTGATTTCATTTTGTGATAACTGAAGTTGCTGCTTCGCCTTTGTTGAATATTGTATCAACAACTGCTTCGACCTTTCTGGCGGTTGAGATACCAACTTTGGAATATACTGGAATACATACCAGACCAAATACCTTGTCCTTCGCTCCCTTGCGAATCACACGACCAATAGTTTGTGAGATTCCGACATAATCCATAGACCTCATAAACAAGACCGCTTCAAGACCTTTGACATTGATACCTTCAGATAGAATACTGTGATGTAATACAACAAATCTTTTGTCTGGGTCTTGACCCCATGCGTTGAGTACATTGAAGAACTCTTCTCTGTCAACCTTTTCTCCATCAATTATAGCACCTGTCTTGGAAGTAATCAACATATATGAATAACCTCTCCATGCTAACTCATCAACAAACTTTGTATGTGCAATTAGATTGACGATCTGACTTGTGGACTTGGCACATATTAGAACCTTGCTCTTCTTGAGATTGTCCATTGCATCAATCATTTGCTCACAATCTCTGTCAGCAACTAACTCATCTTTCTCCAAGATTCTTGTCCGATAGACTTCAACCTTTGGTGGTAGTATGTAACCTTGATTGACAAGTTGTGGTGCGGGTACTTGACATATCACATTACCATAGGTCTGTGACCAGTTCATACCTGCCTTCTCTGGTGTTCTACTGTGCTTTGGTGTTGCTGTGAAGTAGTAGCACCTGTCTGCATGATGTGAGAAATGCTCTGTTGGTGGGTAAAAGTTCTTCTGTACTGAATTATGTGCTTCATCATAGTAGATAGTATCAACCTCAATATCAAGTGATGCTGATATTTTGTTGAGTGAGTGATATGTTGTGAATATAAGTAGATTCTCTGTGCTATTATGATACCAGTATTCTAACTGATCTGTCTTTGTTGTACTCTTGTGGTGTGTCTCTCCACTATGTACATGAATAACCTCAACATCTGTGATGAACTCTAGAAACTCTGATGACAACTGATTTGCAAGTAGAATACGAGGTGCAACTACAACAATAGTCTTTGGTAAACTGTTCTGTGCAAACCTTCTCTTGGCATCTTCGATCATACACATTGTCTTGCCACCGCCAGTAGGAACAATCACTTGCCCTTTTCTGTGTGTATTCATCTTGTCAAGTGCTTTCTGTTGATGTGGTCGTAGAGGCATTAATGTAATAATATCAATATGTACATATTATAGCAAAAAAGGTTCCGTTTGGGAACCCCTTGTGATGCTTTTTCAACTGTCCTTAAAATTTATTAGAGTTTCGCTTACAAACCATACAAAGGTATGTATGCTTTTAAAAATTTTAATGTAGGTCAACCCATGCTCCATTTGCACGACCTTGAAACTTATTCGTGGTTGTGTTATAGATGATAGAACCATTAATAACACCATTAAGATTACCTCTCTGTGTAGTGGTAACTCTTGGCATAATCATGTGTCTTGTAGTGGTAACTCCTGCATTTCCAAAATCAGCAGCAGACCTTGAAATGGTAATTCCTACACCAATTTGACCAAACAATGCTTGTCCTTGACTACAATCTAATTGAGTTGCTGGTAGTATGGTTGTTGTTTTGATACCAATTTCTCCACCACCACTTATAACTAATCTTCCAACTGGCGATGTACCAACAGCAAAGGCATGACCACTTGCTGTGGTTCCAATACCCACTCCACCATTGTCAGGGTCTTGACTAAACTGT